GGTTGTACTGTTATTAATTAATTCTACTGGACTTGCTGGTAATTGTTGTACGTCATTAGGATAGTAATTGTTAAATGCTTGTGTTTCTGTAGCTGTTTCTGAATCTGTTCCGCTTAGTGTTAGCTGTACTTTTCTGTCCCGCTTAGTAGTATCTTGATGTAAACTACTAAGTTTTGTAGCTCCTACAGAAATACCCGCTTCATCCACCCATAGTGGACCAAAACCCCAAATAATTATTAGGTGTAGCAGACTGGTAGCAGTTAGTGTTTCTAAATAAGGTGTTGCGCCAAGCAATCCAGTTACCCTAGTTTTTCCAAGCACAACTGGTATTGCACCAAATGGATTTGCCTGATTTTGTGTACCACTAAACATATTAGTAGGTATGGCTTGTCCTGGGTCTTTTGGTGGTCGCACAGGAAATGCTGCGTTTACAAGCGACATACCGGCAAACTGTATAGCCATGGTTCCAGCTACTTTTGCCCAAGCTGGAGTTGTACTAACTGCTACATCAATACCACCTATAGTTGCGGCTTCTGAAGTGCCAGCAACTAGTTCACCTAAGGGTCCGCCAAAATAAACAGCAGCAATTATAACTGCTATAGTAGCTATTGTTCGCAGCCCTTGGCGGCCTTGTGCTAAGATTTTATAATTAACTATTTGATCTTTTTCAAAATAGGTAGTGTTCCAACGATCCTGTGGAACTGGTATACCGTCTATTGTTATAACTAATCGCTTACTAAAGCCATCACTAAGACTATATTTTAATGATATATAATTTGCAAATGCTTGGCAGTTAGTGCCTGGTTGAGCAAACTCTATGCTTTGATTCCAGTGCAGTGGGTGAGGGTTGCCATATACGGCAAGCGGACTAGTTTCAGTGTATCTATAAAATCCTTCGAGTCTATTAAACCACATTGGGCTGTCTAATGATTCGATTACGCTGTCTTTGCCTTCACGACTGTGTAAAAATTTGCCGCTGCCAATAAATACGCCTACGTGACTAAGTTCGCCCATTATTTTAAACAGGCATAAATCTCCAGTTTGTGGAGCGCTAACTTTAGTCCAAGTATCTTTATAATAGTTAATGGCAGCTACAACCTTAGGGTCGTAGCTGCCATCGTATAATTCCGCATAACTAGGTAATTCTATATTTAGTTCATTTTTATAGAATAATCTTGCCAGCCCCCAGCAATCAATACCTTGTTCTGTTCTACCATTTTCTTGGTAGTTTAATCCAATATATTTATTATAATCCATTAAAATAATCCCGGAAAATATAATGGTGAAAATGTAAAGCTAGGAAAGGGTTCTCTGGTAAAATTAATCATTTCCAATTGTAGTTGTATGCTTTCGGCGCTGTAGGTAGCACCTACAATATAAAATTTTGAAAATTCTGCTTCTGGGGTTGGTCCGGTTAAATTGCTAGCTAATACTAAACTTATTGTTACTTGCGTAGGTTTAGTTAAGTACTTTCGTATTAGTGTAATTGCTTCAGGAGTTACATAATTAATTGTTATACTTAAATTTCCTACGCCAGTTTCTTCTTCACTGGGAAGATTAATTTGCATTGGTACAAACCAATAATCCTCTCCGGCAAAAGTAACTCCATACATAATTTCCGTATCGTCAGTGTATCCCTCTAAGGTTTCTAGTTCCTGTGTGGTCCAGCCTATGGTATTACCACTTAGTCTACCAGTAAATGTATCAGCTAATCTAACATCATCTGTTCCGCCATCTGGATCTTTAATTGTTAATAATGTAATTAGTTGATCCTCAGTTTCTGAGGAGAACATTGCTCTAATGGCTGATGAAGATAAACTGTTTAATCTACTCATGGTAATATTTCAAATTGTAGGTTAGTTTGCCAGTATCCTGGCGCACGATACTGTAATGAAAAGAATTGCCCGTCACCTTGTGGAACCAGCCTACATTCAACGCTAGTTCCCAGTCTAGGATGTGTGAAATTAAATCGTTTTACTCCTAGTAAATCAATAGTAATAAATCTTTCTAATTCTTCTGTTTGGGCAGTAGTCATGATAAAGCTTAAATTCATAGTAGTAGGTCTACGACTACGTAATCTTTGTTTAGCCGGCCCTGCATCCATAGCTGATCTTACAATATTTACACCTATAGTTTCTGTAAAATCTTTTTGTGGCGCTTGTGGCAGTGTACTTGGCCAAGGTATTGCCATAGTTATCTCCTTCCTACCATTGAACTTAAGCCATATGTGTTAGTAAAAGTTCGTTGTAAACTACTGTTTGTACGACTTAACTCTCCGGCAACCATATCGCCAACAGTGACTTCTATTCGACGATTTCCTCTACCATCTGTAGTTTCTTTAGCAGTTGCTTTTTCATTACCATAATTATTAACAACTATTTCAACATTATTATTGTTACCAGTAGTATTTACACCCAGTCTACCCATAGGATCGCGTCTTAGTGGCATAATAGCTTCTGGTCCAGCCTCACCCATTACACCCAAACCTTTTCCTGCTTTAAATAATGTAGGTCGATTAACTATACTATTAGTAAACATTCCACCGTTGGCATAAGCTCGAACACCGCGATTAAACATTCCACCGTTGGCATAAGCTCGAACACCGCGATTAAATACGCCGCCACTTGCCATACCAAAAAGACTAGCAAAGAACCCCCCTACTTCCTTTGGCCCGCCAAACATACTTGTAGCTAATTTATCCATTTGCATTCTTATAATCAATCTGCTAAAATCTGCTATCATGCTATTCATGAAATCTTTAAAACTAAACTTTCCAGTTTGTATAAAATTCATTAAACTATCTGTCATTTTATCAAACTGTTGGCTCCAAGTAGCAGAAAATTTTTCTATAGCAGTTGGTACAAATGAAGCTCCAATAACATCTCTTGCTCTATTGGCATTAGTAATAATTTCATTTGTGGCATTTCTAACATTTATAAGATTTTGTCGTGCTTGTATAACTTGCGGGGTTTCAACTTGAACAGTATTTACACTACCCATACCATCATCAACTGAAATTTTGGCTTGACGGTTAGCTTCTGCTAAAGCTCTTTCAGCAGCTGCAATATCTAGTGTATTTTTTGCTAAATCTGCGGCTAATTGAATATCAATTCTGCGTGTTTGTATGGCTAATTGCTGGCGCTTTAAATTATCACCCTCTACCATACCTAGGTTTTGAGCAATTCCTAAACTAATTTCATCTAGTTTAATCTGCTGTTCTACTGCTGCATTTAGATTTGTTTGGGATATTAGCATGCTACTAGCTAATGCTTCGGCTTTAGCGTTTTCGATATTTGTTAATTTAGTTGCGCGCTCAAACTTCGTTTGATTTTCTGTTGCATCTCTTGTTAAACCTTGCAATATTTTTAGCCTATCTATTTTTCTATTTTCAGAAGCCGCTACTGCTTCTAACCTAGCTAATGTGCTCGCATCTTCTGCACTAACGGTTTTTGGTCCATCCAGTCCTGTTCCGTGCAACTTGTTTCTTAATGCTGCGGCAGCAGCCGAACTTTGTACAAATTTGGCTTGCTGATCTGCTAATTCTATTTCCTGTTGATATCTTAGTATTTCTCTATTTTTTGCTGATAATTGATCAAAAGCCTCTACAGACTCTCCTCTAATTAACTGTTTTTGAATCTCTAATCTTTTAATTAAATATTCATTAGTTTCACGCGCTATCATCGCAGTTTTAGATGCTGCTCTATTTATATTTTCTTGAGAAACTCTTTCTTCAGTTAAAGTTGATTTTCGTGTAAAATCTTCGTTAATTTTTATTTTTTGATCTGATAGGGCTGTTTGTTCTTTTTTTGTTAAGGGCCTATTTAATTGTTTTTCAAGTGCTGCACCAATAGCATCAACTTGACCTAATAATTCTTTGCGTTTAGTTTCTAAGATTTTTATTTGTTCTTTTACCTGAGCTGTTGAAAAATCAATTTGTGCCTGTAGCTTTTCTGGAGTATCGCTACCAATTTGTGAAACTATTTGTGCTGTTTTATCTATTTCAAATTGTATAGCTGCTTGAGCTTCTTCTGACTTTACTTTAATAGTATCTATAGTAGCTTTCAGATCTATAGTTGCCTTTTTAGCAGTAGCCGCAGCTTGAACTTCTACTTGTTTTAGTCGTCTAGCAAATACATCATAAAATTCAGGGCTATCTTTTAAGGCTGCTTTAATTTCTGCAACACTACCTTTATCTACTAAATCTATAGCCTTTTTACGTGCATCTTTACTTCTAAGTAAATTTTCCAGTTGCTGAGACTCAGCAGAAATTCCAGTTTTGCCAATAGCATCTTTTGCAGAAATTCCAGATCTAACTACCCCTTTTTCCACAAGTTTCTCTATTTTTTCGTCAGCTCGCATACTTTCTATTTCTAGTCGCAATCTATCTATACTATTAGCTAAATCATTTTGCGAACTTATTAGTCTGGTTTCAATATCAATAGCTTTTTTATCTAAATTTGCTTGAAATTGTATAGAACTTTCTGTTTTTACAGGCAACATACCAACTGCAGATTTTTGAAACTCAGTTTGGAGTTTAGCTAGTTCAAGTCTATGTCTATCTACAGCTTTTTCAGCCATTTGTTGCACGCTAGCACTTGTAGCTTCTGCAACACGCATTCTCATTTCTTCAAATTTAAGCTGAAAATTATTGATTATTTGCTCTTGGCCAGATATAACATCTTTGGTTTGGTTTATTTGCTTTTGTCTTTCATTATATCCTGCTAATAATTCGCCTTTTGGTTTTACCTCTAATTCTCTTAATTTCTGTTTTTGTTCTTCTAGAGAGGCATTAACAGCATCTATTGTGATTTTTTGTTCCTGAAAATCATCACTAATTCTAGCAATTTCAATTCCGGCAGCACCAAATACTCCGGCAAAGTCTGCTTTGGCTAAACTATCTATAGCTGCAGCCTGACTACGCCAATCGGTAGATTCTAATGATTTTCCTAATTGATCCAAATATTTAACATTGTTTTGCAACATTTGACTCATTGGACTACTATCTTTTAAGCTATTCATAAAAGATTGTATACTTTTGCCAGCTAAATCACTAGCATCTGTCAAACCTTTTAAGTATAATGCCTGTGCTTGAATTTCTTTATTTGTTTCTTCGCTAGCTTTTCCTAGATCTTCTACGGCTTTTTTATAGTTTTCTGCTGCTTTAGCACCAAATCCATCTAGCTTATTTAAAGCTGCTTCCATAGTTTTTGGTGTTAGTGGAGTTTTTTCATCTATTTTTAAAATTTGCTTATATTTTCTTATTAAATCTGCTTTTAATTTTTCGGATTTAATATTCTCTATACCAGCAGATAAAGCAGCTCCTAATCCAGCACTGGTTTTTTCCTCTACGCTATCCCAGCCAGGAATAAAATCTTTTAATACATTTACAAAGGTATTCCATCCGCCCTCAGTTTTTTTAGTGTCACTAAGATTTTTTACTACGCTTTGTACATTTTCATTTAAACCTTGTATACTATTAGCATATGCTATAACTGCGTCAATGCTTAAGCTGTTTTTATATTTAAGATTAGTATCGGCAGCAGTTTTAGTGCTATCTTCCAGCTGGTCAATAGCAGTATCTAATTTTGCCATTTCTTTTGAATTTCTGTCAAATAATAAATTCAAAGTCTGGTAGGCAGTAATAATTAAACTTATAGGGCCCAATAGTTTGCTAAATATAAATCCTCCTATCTGAGCAATACCTTGAGCAAGTATTGCAGCACCACCCGCTGCACGAGTTGTTACTCTGCCCCATATTCCAAGTACTTGACTATTATCTTTTACTTGAGTACTTAATTCTGTAAATGATTCTCTAACACCACGTACGTCAAATTGTCTACTAACATCGGCTACTATACCTGTTCTGGCAGCTACTTGTGCAGATTTCTCTTTATTTTTTTGTTGTATATATGCCGTTGGAGAAAATGTGGTGGGGCTTTCACCTAGACTTGAAGCTAATTCTCCAGCTTTTGCAAGATTCTTTTCTGCTAATGTTTGTCTAGCTATAGCTTCTGTGATACGATTTTCTATATCAAGTCTTGTTTTGGCATCTTGATTTCTTTTAATAGCATTAGCGCGCTCGTCTCTAAGTAATTCCACCTGCGCTTTAGCAATAGCAAATTCTTCTTTAGCTTGCGGAACACCAGCTTTGGCTTCTAGACCTGTTTTACCAAATACTTCACGTTCTTTTGCTGCAGCAGCAATTTCTGCAGCTTTTCTTTTAGTATCTTCTGCAGTTTTTGCCAGCCTATCTCTATAATTTGTTAATACAGGAAAAACCTTTCCTACTGTATTAATAGCAAATAATGCTAAAGCAGCAGTTATTAATCCTGTATTATCTGCCAATATTTTAGCCACTGGACCAACAACTGTATTTACTACATTTAATATATCTGTAGCAACATTTTTAAGACTAGCTAATAATTGGTCATATGGGTTTCCAGCTTGGGCTATTTCACTAAATTTTTTCTTGCCTTCTTCTAAAACCGCATTAGCAAATGCCTGACGACGCTCAAAGTCTGTTAATTGGCCTTCGGTTTTACCAGTACTTCGAGCATAATCGCTAACGGCTTTATCTAATTTAGTAAATATACCTAGTTCGTCTAACAGTTCTGGTTCTAGTTTAGTAATACCGCGACTAAGCCTACTAACAGCATCGCTCATATTTAAACCTAGGGCTTGACTAGCTCCTTTAGCAACAACAGCTATATCCATTACTTGTTTTTTACCTAATCCTGCAGAAGTAACTTTAGTTACAGCTTCTGCCGCTTCACGAAAGCTAACCATACTATCAGTTGCTTGTACAAAGCTTCTACTCATACTAACTAAACTAGTTCCGCTTGCGGCACCTAGTTGCTCCATACCTGTAATCATTACTTGCGTATTCATAGCTTCGCGTAGCGCATTAAATGCTGCAGTTACGGCAAATACATTTGCTGCAATTTCAGCATATAAGCGTACTATGCCACCAAGCCCGCGCGCTTGATCTGCAAAATCACGTGCACTACCTCCAGCACGTTCGCTAACACCGCGAGCTGTATTATAGTCATCAACCTCTCCGCCAAACGTTGCTTGACGCATTGCTTGATTACCTGTTCTGGTACCTGTGCCACGCACTAAGTTTTGTGCACGCTCTAGTTGCTCATTTAGCTTCTTAGCGTCATTTGTACGACCTTTAATTGTATTGCCTTGATCTTGTACGCTAAGATTTATATCTATACTGTTACCTGCCATATCAGCTCCAGGTGAATTTTTATAGTTGCAAATATTTATGCAAGATTACACCAAGTATACCACAAGGGTTATAAAATGTCAATAGTAAAAATTTTTAGTAATAAAAAAGCCCACTATATTACTTACTAGCGGGCTTTTGTTCTCGTTTGTTAATTAATTCTGCTCTAACATTATCAATTAATTTTATCAATTGAACAGTTAATTTTCTATCGGCTAAGTCAACTTCCATATAATCTAATATTTCAGTTAAACCTATAAAACTTTTACCTAAATACAACCCATTAAAGCCTTCCCATTCATCTTTTAACATGCGATAGACGCTTAGTGCTTGCTGTGCTTCTAGTGGAAAATCATCAAAGTCTACTGGTATTTCACTTTCTATTGGTTGATTACCTAACATGTCACACATTTCAAAGTATTGATCGCGTGTCATACCAACTTGTTGATTTTGAAAGTAATTATTTAGTTGCGCTTCGACTCCTTGAAGCTGCTCTTGGAAAAGTTTCCCAAGTCACTAACCTGCTCGCTAATAAAACTATCAAAATCACTGGAATTCTTCATTAAATAGAGAGCATTTTCACTGGTATAATTTAATTCATCCTCTGGATCTAGCTTGCTTACATCTACTGGGGCTAGCTGCTCTAGATAACGTATTTTTAAACCATGCCAGCCTTTTACTGCGTTTTCTACATATAGTTGTAAAAATAATTCGTCATTTAATTCTTCGTGTGGTTGACGATTTTTAAATGTAGTTTTTGTTGCACGTTTGCGAATACTTATAATTGTTTCACGACTTAAAAAAGCTAAGTCAATTTTAAAACCTGGCATGCCAGGATATTCTACTTCAATACTTTTTGAAGGTACTAATAGGGTTTTTAAACTAAGATCTGCCATTTTTATACTAGATTAGTGAGACCGATATTATATCGGTCTCGGTTGATAAAACTTATGCGAAGTATTTTATATTAATTTCATTAGCTTGTGTTAGGTCGAAGTATTCAGCTCCACTAGTACCGTTTTTACCTTGAGCAGTAAAGTTAATAGTCGTACTAATAACTTGCTCAGTAGCAATTGTAGGAATTGTTAATACCACAGCAGGCATTTCAATTTCTACGCGATCAGTAGCACTACTACCACCTATTGCTATTTTAATGTAAAAAGCAGGATCTACGTCTGTACTAGCGTCACTTAATAGTTTACCCAGCAGTCCTGCTGTTTCTGTAGTTCCAGTACGTAAGTAGGCAGTCATACTACCACTAATTGCACGTGTTCCAGCAAAATAAGTAGCTGGCTGATTAACTACTCCAATAACTGCAGGAGTTAAATAACTAACATTATTACTGATTGTTAAATTGCCACCAGTTAATGGTAAATTATAAGTTGTAGAAGCGGTAGCAGGAGATGTAATGGCTACACCACCAATATTTGACTTTAGCTCGACTACACTTAGTTTATTAGCTAAGAATACGGCAGTAGTAATTTTTGGTAAAAATGTACTTGTTGTTCCTGGGAACAATGCGAGAGTTGTGGCATCTGCTTCACCAACTTTTGGCTGAAAATCGTTGTTACTATCATCAATATCAGGTGCATTTACTCTGCGAATGGCTTTAGCTTGGCCTGACCATTGTACGCTTGCAATAGCATCAATACCAAAATCAATTGTTGCTGTGTTTAAAACACAATCATCAATTAAAAAGCAAGTGCTATCCATGATAATAATTAAGCCAAATCGTAATAACTGATGTTTATTACTATTTGTGACTACACAAGTAGCTGGACTTGCGCCTGCGGCAGCATTTGTCCAAGCAGCACTAGCTACCGGAGTAGCACTATTCATATTCATTGCAACGCTACTAAATAAGGCATTCCATAGTGGGGCTTCTTCTGCAGTTACTAAGCTTGTTCCGTCTACACTAGTTTCTACGGGACGAATATAGGTAGTCATATTAAAATCAACAGGATCTAGCTGTGTATTAAAACTACGCTGTCCACGCACTGGTGTAGCACCTGTTTCATTTAATGTAACTGTTTCACTAGTAGTATTTTGATTAAAGCCAAATCCGTCTAATACTTGAATTTCGCGAGTATTAGTTTTACTAATTGCCACGGGAGTACTAGTAGTACCACCAATAACTCCTAAACCCGAACCGCTTGTTCCTACTGCAGTAGTAAAGAACACTCTACTATTACGAAGTAAATTAAAACTCATCTTTTTATCCTCTTAAGAGGTGTTCTCTAGGCCGTGACTAGACGTTTATCTGTATTAGACCTTGTGAACACGGTTTGCTTACATGATCTGATAGCGAACCTGTAAGTTAATCTCGCCAACTGCATAGGGAGCTAAGAGGCCCTCGTCCGTAGTTATTGAGTCTATTAATATTTCTGTTGTTTCATAATTATTGTCTGCGTCGTATACTAGTCGACGATTTAGGTCTATGCAGCGCTCTAAGTCTTCTAGCAACTGCTCAAGCTGTTCTTGTGCATTATCTTCACTTTTGCAGTATACCTTAACACATACTCCAAGCATGCCCCAGGCAAAATCTGCAGGATGATATTCACGCAGCTCAGTGCCAGGACTTAAATATACGCTAGGAAAGTCGTTGACTTCGTCCCAAAACTTTAATTTGGCAAAACTTTGGTTTTGCAAGTTAGTTGCATATGGCGCAGTGCCATCTATGGTTTTAAACCGTTCGGCAAGGGCCTTGACTATACTAGTTCTTCTGCTCATACTAATACGGCCCTTAATCTTGTTATCTTGGCCTGTGCTGCTATTTCACGTATACTTTTAGAGATTAGCAGTTTAGGGTCTCTACTACGCGGAAATTGTTGTTTTCCGCCTTCGCTAAATGTGGCATATGGATTTCGCATATAATTATAATATGCTGTAATCATACCTTGTCTACTTTGAGTCAATCTTTCTATTCTAGCACTTTCTGCAAATCTACCGCTGCGAAGATTAAGTACATCGCGACGACCGCCAGCACCCATATTTTGCTTAACGGTTTGTACTAAATTGCTATTTAGTAAATTTTGTAATGTACCCAGTGAAGTTTCAGTATCTTCAATAGTAGGCTGCTGTAGTGGAGGTCTTGTAGAAGGTTTTTTAATTTTTACACTATTTTTTGCAAAGCCAGTGATTTGTGGTTTTGCAACAGGTAACTTTTTCTTGTTTGTCACCTTAAAATTTTGTTTAAACCTACTAACTGTTTCGCCTTTAATGGTAGCAACTATTACATTTAATATATAATCAAAAGCACTTGGACTACGACGAGAAGTTAGTAGTTTATAGATATTTCTAGATATATCACTAGCTAACTTTTTCTGGAATGTTAGTAATCTATCAGCAATAGTTTTTAATATTTTCTTTTGGGATAGTCTATTACCTGATTCTAATTCGCTACCGCGTATTTGATTAAAAGGAGAGTTTTCAAACTTTAAAATGTTTCCTCCTATTGAGACGAACATTTTAACAAAACCCTCACTAAAATCTTTATCTATTTCTACAAAATATTCTACCTGCTGAGCATCAGTTATAAATTTAGTAGCTGTTTGTTGTGCCGTATCTATAGAACCACCGGTAGTATTTTCAAGAACATCATAAATAATACTAATTACTTTAGGAGTATTTATTTGTACTTTTATACTATCGCCTTCTTTATACCCTACTGCTATATGTCCATAATTTAAAAATTGACCTATCGACCCTACTTTTTTAGGCAGATCATTACTACGCACATATAAATCTATAGCATTAGATAATTCATTATACACTTCTCGATAATTACTAAACACAAATATTTCGCGCTTACCTGGTATACTAGCATCTCTAATATATACTGGTTTATTAAGTATCTGTGTTCGAACTGTTGCTAGTACATCATTAACTCTAGGTGTTGATACTAATTCTGCTCTGTTCCCAGTTCTTATAAGCTGTTCATCGATTAACGCAGTATTTAGTTGCTCAGTAATAGTTCTTTTAGAAACAGACCTGCATTTTGTTTTTACTGAATTTACGGCACTTTCAATAATATTTAATATAAGTTTAATTTCATCATCACTAAACTTAAATTTATCAAATTCTTTTATATATTCTTTTTTTGACTCTATATTTATACCTATAGATTCTAAGGCGGTGCTTAGATCTCTATAGCGATCTAATTCTGCTTTAATATCTGCATAATCGATTACTAACATACTAGGAAAAGCTGCGTCAAGAATTGATCGTAAAGTAGCACTAGGTACTTTAAACGCAGTTTCTCCAGCCGAAGCTAATGATAATAGTTCTTCTGGAAAGTTTTTTACTATTTCTGGATTAGCTGTTTGTATATACTTCATTATGCATAATCCGCTACATATTGATCTAGTACACGCTTAATATGAGCTGGAAAATTTGTACTAGCTACATATTGTATTTGTGTTACATTGGGAGTAACATCTCTATTAACATGCACTGCACTGTTATTCTTTGAGTAGTACTCTACTAAATCAAGTACAGCTAGCTTAAGATCATCAGGTACAAATTCATAACCAGCAAAGTAGCTAACTTTATATCCGCGAGGATGTTCCACAAAATAATATGGGCTAGCTACTATACGAACACTATCACCGTCTTGTATCCAATCTGTGTATTCTACTAGTGTAGTAGCATATGTTTTACCATAATTGCTACTTTTAGTTACTTGTAGTATATTTGTTACGGGGCACTCTTTTAATATTAATCGATCAAAACCACCATCAAAATATTCTGTTTTAGCCTCATCATAGTAGTCAGTAAAATTTTTACGGCAGTAGGTTTTTACTAACTGACTAACCTTGGGTATTAATAAATCTATTTCAGTATCTTTATTGCTGCTAGTAATACCAAGGTAATTTTTATACTCTGCTCTAGTTATTAGGTCAGCCATAAACCCTCCTCTGTCTCTAAAGCCTAATGTATTAGGCTTTAGAGACAGGACTCTTACGAATCCTGTCTGTAACTAATTAAGCTACGTAACGAACTGCTACAACACCATCACCATCAACTGTTGATAGCTGTGTCATACCAATACGCATACTTGCTACTAGAATGCTTGTTTGATCAGCAACAATGTCATCACTGTCAACACGCATACCACGATGTGTACCTACTAAGAAGTTTGTTGGGTTAACAAATACGGCAGCAGCATTACCGGCGGCTGCAGCATCAAAACTTGCACTAACAAGCACTGGTGTGTTACCAACACTACCAACTTGACCTGTTAAGATTGTAGCAAGTGGTCCAACTTTATCTACTGTTAAGAAGTTTGTATCTTCTAACAACTCATAGTAAGCTTGTGTGCTTACAAATAGTACTAGTTCACTGGGATTAAGTCCCCAAGCACCAAGAGCTTTACGTGCTTCCATTGATTTAGCAACTGTAAATTTAGCTGCACCACCAATACTCATTGTAACATTTGGTGCACCGCCAATTGGATCATAGCTACCCAAACCCTTGAGTAATGATTGAACTTGACCACTACCACTTGCTGCACCTGAACCGTTACCTAGTAGCATGGCTTTATCTAATGTTTTAGCCATACGACGTGCCATTGCATCACGAACTAGTGGTAGAATAGGTAGAATACTATCCTCATCTTCCTCAAATGCAATAAACTCTTTTGTTGCTAATTTCTGAGCACTTAGTGTGATTTCACTAATACTATGAGTGCGCTGTACACCACTGCTAGCACTTGTGCCAAAGCTACTACCTGCAACCCATGTAGCTTCTGTAACTGTATCTGGGTTAACAGGAATCTTCATAACTGGCTGAGCCATAGCAATGCTACGTACAACCGGAGTAACTACTAATTGACGACGCATATCGTTTTGAATAGTAGTACTAACTTCTTCTTCCCAGCGCTCATGTGGTAGGCGGAAAGCACCACCAAATGTAGCAGCTTTTTCAAGAATTGTTTTGCCAAACTTTGTATCGCTAAGGCCTCTACGCATAATTTTGGCTAGCAAAACGGCCTTTTCTTTGTCAGCATAAGCAATGTCACTTTCTTTTGGCTCGCTAAATTGCATACGGCTGCGCTGTAGTGCTTCAATTTCGCCGCTCTTGCTTTGTAGCTGCTCTAACTCTTTGGCTTTTTCACGAATTGAAGCTTCTAAGTTTTCAATCGCACTTCTATGCTCCTGGGCTTGATCTTCTAAACGTTTCTCAACGTCAGCTAACAAGCGTTCTGCACCTGTGTCAACTGTTTGTACAACTGGTGCTTGTGGAGTAACAGCGCTAACTGCAGCTTTAATTTTTGCTTGTAGTGCATCTTCTTCAGCTAACTTACGCTTGGCGTCTTCAGCAGCTTTTGTTTGTGCTTCTAGCACGGCTTTAGCAGTTTGCTCAGCAGCTTTAGCAGCAGCATCTGCTAGTAATTTCTCTAACTCTTTTGGATCCATATCCCATTCCTCATTTGTTGTGCTTTTTGCTGCTTTTGGGGTATCGAGCTTTTTAGCTGATTCCTTGGGTGCAAATTGCTGTTTAAATAAATCAAATTCTGCAGCACTATCAAAAGCTTTAGCTAAGCTAAATAATGTATTTTGATTTGCTGGTATACTAACTACACTGATTTCATGCAGTTCTAGCTCTTTAACTAAAAATGTTTCTGTAGTATTGTCATAATCCGCATCACGAACTCTGAATCCTACGCTAAATGCACTTAATATACCCTTTTTAATCAGTTTGTATATATCACCTATTTCAGCAGGAATTTGCGCTCGAATCCACAAACCCTGATCTGTAACTTTATGCTCAACCATTTTACCAATTGGCATTTGATGATTGTGATAGGCTAGTATAATCGGATTTTTGAGATAGTTGTGTAATCCCTCATTCCACGCTTTCATAGGGATCACATCACCCTGACGATCGCGGTCTACTGTGCTAGCATATCCTTCAATATAGATGCTATCATCAGACTCTGTACTAGCTGTAAACTTACTGCTTAAATAGAGTAATTTATCTAGCTTTTTATCCATATTACTCCTTTGTCGTACTAGGCCTACCACCCAAAGATGGATTGGCTGCTGAACCTGCTATGTTAGCAGGTATTCTTATTGTATCCTGACCCTCAAGTTTAGGATACCTTAACTCTACTCTGGCTTCATTAGGTGTTATAATTCCCCCATTAACTAGTGTTTGATGATAGCTGGCTATATCTTTTAATTCTGGCTGCAGTGCACTAACATTAGTAGTTACTGGGCCTAAGTCATATCCAAAATATCGTTCAAGTGCACTATTGTAAAGCGTTACTATAGGCATTACTGTTTCTAGGTAGAATAGTCGTAGGTTAGGACTTATATTTGCATTGTTGCCACCAGTTAATAGTATAGGTGGTACTCCAATAGTAGTCATTATACGTTCACTGTGTGTGCGCATAGCTACGTCAAAATCTAAGTCACTAAAATTTTGTTCAGTAAGTCGTTGTGGTTTTAGTCCACTATCTAAGATAATAGGTCTACGTCCCCCTGACTTAGCATTATATCGTTGTTGCCAGTAGCTAACAGTTTTTTCCTTAGCTGCTTGGCTTAGTGTATTTTCTGTGGTTAATACTAATCCAAAAATAGTACCGTTGTCAAAGAATTTTTCTTGAAACTCTTGCATGCTGTATAATATGTTTATATTCTCTAAACATGCTTCTAGCCTACTAGCTCCACGATAGATACTGTCACTGGATATATCTTTAAAATAAAATACTTCACGCTCTGTAAAATTTACTTTGCCAGTATATCTATATCCTCGAATATAAGTAACTGGATCACTTAATATTTCTACATTGTTTGCCGGTAAGTGGTACATAAAGGTACCATCAAAATGTACAAATGCATTACCGTCTAATAGTAGATCTTTGAATAGCTCTTTTCTAAATTCTATTGCGCTTTGATATGGGTTTGGTCTAAAATTAAGTAGTGTTAGTAAAGTTTTTTGTCGGATACCGTTAACTACTCCATCATGAATTTTATCACGTATATCGTAGTCTAAGCTAGCGCAAGCACTAACTACCATATTAACAGCACGATTAACACTGTCTATATTTTTAAAAGCAGTGCGAAAATTGTTAATGCGTGCACTGCTTTGTACGCTGCTGCCCTCGTCATGGTGTATTTGACTTTGGGCTGGGTTAAGTTTTTCAATAACCCAATTACGAATTCTTTCTAACGCCATCTAAGCCCCCTGTGAACTCACTAAAGTAGCTGCTATAGCTGCTTCCGCGAAACACACTCTCACCACTTTGATGCTTTTGTTGTTGTAGTTCTATCCAACGTCGTTGCTTGTCTACACTATGTGGCGCAGGACTTTTACCGTAAATGCCGTGTAGCTGTACATGATGTCTATTACAGAGAGTATAGACTAAGTCATATATTTCTACATGGTGTTCTTGTATGAAACGATCGCGAACAGCTAGTATAGCCTCATCGCTGCCTATATCAATCCCGTTAGTATGTGACCACATATCTAACAGGTGTGTGATACTGTGCAGATGATGAAGCTCTAATTCTAGGGTACTACTACAAATATAGCAATGTGGTTGCTTTGTATAAGCAGATTTTGCTTTGTCACGAATCCACTTTACTGGTATGCGTTTATTTGTGTTTACTGCCATAAAATATTATTCCGGATTTTGATAATTATAGCTTAAAAGGTATATAATTGTCAACTATAAAATTTGTACTACCCTAAACTACATAGCTATATAGCGCATATCTAAGTGCGTCGGCTATGTGACTATATTTGTCATGCTTGGGTCGCTCACGAATAAGTCCTTGTTTGTCGTCCCAGCGATATTGATCTAGCATTTGTAATACGTGTACACAGTTACGATGCACTAACAATCGGCCTTGTTGTATTAGTGTTTGCACATATGCAATACCTGGTAGTACATCTTTTTTAGCACGTGTAGTTGCAATCTCGTAATTGTAAGCAAGATCAGCTGCAAACTGTGCAGCTGCGCTGTCAATAAACACAGTTTCTATACTCCAGCGATCAATCATTTTATGAAAATTATCGCTGTGTTCGCGTGTGGTGCGCTCTGACTCTAAATAATCTTCTACGCAATAAAAGCAGTCAGTGTTAAAATCATATATAATATTAACCCAAGCGGTTTCGTCTCTGTAACCAGGGTCTAGGCCACTAAAAGCTTCGCCGCGTAACTCAGGCAGCTGATCTATAATATACTCGCTACGAAAACCTTCGTAGATTTGTCCTAGATAGCTAGTAAAGCTAGCCATGTACTCTTGTTCAAATTCGGATTTAGGCATTGATCGACGTGCTTCTTCTACATCTGATTCTGACATACGTGTATTTTCTGTATAGTCTGCTTGTATACTACACCACTCAGGAAACTGACTATCAAATCCGCGATTATAGAATTTACTAAACCAGTTGTTGCGGCCACGTGGTGTACTAATAAATATTGCTTTTGCACCTGGTCTGTCTAGTGTAGGACGTAGTGCAACATTAAACGCATCTTCTCCGCGATCCGATAGTGCAGCTTCGTCAAATATAATAAGATCATAACTACGACCAACAGTACTATCAACGGTGCCTATTGAACCCATGCGAACAGTTGAACCATTTGACATTTCAATAATTCTGTCCTTGAGATTGTCACGCTCAACTTCAAGATCAAAGTGCTTGATTAATCTTCGTTGTAGTTCAAAACTAATACTAGATAGGTTATAGTTGGGTGATATAATTAACACATTACTATTAGGTACTAGTGTTACTAATTGGCCAATAATATTTGCTATATAAGTTTTGCCTAATCGTCTAGCTAACGCTGCGCAGATAAACCTATACTGTGGGCTGTTTATAGCGTTGATTAGTGCAATTTGTGGACGATTAATTGTATCATAGATATTGAGCAGTCTAAGGTAGTTATCAATGGGCAGTTTAATAAATCTTTGACCAGGATCAAATTCAGTGATATAGTCTAGTTGAATATCCGAACGACTTACTACAACCATTATATACCTTCTCCGCTAATCAACTTGTGTATAAGTTGACCGTATTTTGATCCATCACCTTCATTAATTTGTACATTAACCTGACGTTGGGGTCCAGTGTTAGTTTGTTTAGCTTTTTCTAATTGTATTTCGCGATCTAATAAATCCATACTCATTTTATGTGACAGTGATAGCAAGTCTGCAATATCTTTACTCGATCCAACCCCTGACTCCTCCATTTCAACAAACTTTTGTTTAATAAGTGCGTCCATGGCACGTCGCATAAGAAATCTGTTGTTGTAGCCAGTATCAAAGAATACATGATCTATATAATTGCGTACTTCTCGTCTGGCTAGTGTAGTTGTTACCAGTTCAGGGTCTAGTTCTAAATTATCCGCTACTTCACGTATATCTTGCAGTTGTAAATAGCAGTTAGCTATTTCTAATGCCTCTGGTGATATCTTGATAGTTTCAGCAGGCAAGTGTGTTGACATAAATTTCTCCAGTTTATTGGAGTATACCACTTGTGCTAGCTAGTGTGCAAGTGAAAAATTTTGTGTGGCCTAGCACAACAGCTAATAACTACGGCACCCTAGCTGTTTTGAAAAATTACCAAAAGTTGCGCGTGTGGGAGGGCCCCGCCGGTATAAATAACATAACAGTCCAATAACCCCCCTAGTCATTATAAATTCTATAACCTATACCATTATAAATTCTATAATCTATACCATACCATTACATTATAAATTCTATAACCTATTACAAAACTTGTACTAAATTTTGTAATCTACCTGCCGCCTATCAGCCGACGAACGGTAGGCCAATTGTCGCTTGGACGACAATCTTTCGGTAAAATCAGCCTATACTAAAGACTCGATAAACAAACAGGAGTAGCTGAAATGGCAACAGCCAAAGCCCCTAATTATAGCCCTGAGCAAACTGCTCAGATTGTGGCCGACTATCAGGCCGGTGTTAGCGTCGAGCAAATTGCCCAAGCAATGGGCAAGACCGTTCGCTCAATTGTAGCAAAGCTCAGCCGTGAAAAGGTTTATATCGCTAAAGAATATAAAACCAAGAGCGGCGAGACTCCCGTTAAAAAAGATGTAACGGCTGATTTCATCGGCGCTGCTCTCAAGCTCTCAGAGAACGATATAGAATCGTTAACGAAAGCTAACAAGAGCGCACTGCGTGCGATCGAGCTTTTTATCCGTAACTCTGCCAACTAGGGTATAGGGGCGCAAGCCCCTATATAAACACTATGAAAAACATAGCACTTGCCCAGGAACCAAAACTTGTAGCATTCAGCCGTCGTGCTGAGGTTGCCGTTGAGGAACCGTTACAGTTTTTTGTTGTACCTACTAGCTATCAAGCCTTAGCTTGGCTGGCTAAAAACAAACTTCTAGGACGCAAGCTTACTGCACCTAGCTATAATCGTCAATACAATACACTTACTGGATCGATGCAAGAATGAACAAACAAATTAAAAAACTCGCTGATCAAGCAGGTATTGGTATCCAACACAATGGCATCGTGTTGACCAAGGATGTTAACGCCGAAGAAGCATTGGACCAATTCGCCCAGTTAATTGTCAGAGAATGCCAGAATATTTGCCTTAACGATGACTGGGATGAAGCAGCAGGTTGGGGCAAGATGTTTGCCCAGAAAATTCAACTCCAACTTGGAGTTAAACAACATTTTGGAATTGAAGAATGATTACTGATATTAAAACTGCAACAAATCAGGAACTAATCGAAATGCGTAATGAGCTATTCGATTATTTTGACATGAGCGCTGACGTAGAATGGGACATGGTTAACGATATTATAGCGTATGAATGCAAAAGCGCACAGATCGATGACGTATGCCTTGAAATGACTGCTCGTAACTTTGGTGTACTTAAAATTGTAAAGGTATAAATTATGAAAGTTGCTACATTTACCTTATGGCTTTTTGTTATGTTTATGATAACCTTTTTAGCTAACACTGCATTTGCGTGCGGCAAGGAAGGTTCTAAAGATGAGAACGCTCCGCGTGCTCGCTGTGGCCCCGCTCCAATTATTGTAACACCGGCTCCACCACCTAAAAAAGCTGAAGAGGAAAAAAAGTAGGTTCCACGTGAAACAGTTATAGAATTTGAATCGCTATAACTTTTATAGCGATGGCGCCAAATTATAGCATATAATTTGCAGCGGTGTCAAGCCCTGCGGCCGCCGTTCGTCGGGTG